TCTCGTTTGTTTTCTTATCGTTTAAAAAATAATCATCACTTTTTTTCTTGCTGAATAAATATATATTTAAAGCTGTATTTCCATCAGAATCTTGTATGTTAGCATCAGATCCTTTTTCTAAAATAATATAAAAAATAGAAATTATATAAATAAATCAGATTTGAACTTAGTTTTATTTTAATTCAATTTTATTTTTACTATGACATTTCTATTTATATCTCAACTTTTTTTTGATTCTAATAAATCTTCAAAAATATTATCAATATATTTATCCATATTATATACTTCCTCTAATATATAATTTTCGTTATCTGGATGAAGGATAACTAAAAACATTTCAGAAATTTTCATATCATATCGGGTTTCTAAAAGTCTCTTATAAATATTTAATTGAAGAGAATAGTGATTATAATTACAATGATCTAAATCCGATAATTTTCGAAGCCCTTTTTCAAATAGATTATCTTTTTTTATTTCTTTTACTCTTTTCCAGTCATATATAGCATATGTTCCGTCTTGTTTTTTATAGATCATATCGATTTGACCAGCTAATTCAATCTCTCCGTCAAAGATTGACCACTCGGTTCTATATGGTTCTAAAATGTTTTTAATGGTAGAATGAAAATTTAAGAAATATTTAAATTCGGTTAAATTTTCATCTGGCTTTTCGTTATCAATAGAGTTATAATAGTTTTCAATAAGTTTGTGCATCTTTGTTCCATTTTTAGAAGCATTAATACCATTATCGATCCATAATTTTTTGATCTGTGAATCATTCATATTTGGATATTTTTCTTTTTTATTTTTCATTTTTTTCAAGATTATATCAGATTCAAACTTGGGAAAATATTGATGAATAAGAGTTGTTACACTAATTATTCCTTCTGAACTATTATCTACATAGTATGTATGAGTTTTTTCTTCAAAAGAGATTCTACTATCTCTTTCGTGTTTATTTTTTTCTGAAAGAGGTATCATGGATGAATTTATATATTATATATATATAACATTCTTTATGTTTTGAATAAATTTATATAAATATAAAGAATGTTATATAAATAATAAATGTATGGATATATTATTGTTCATGTTAATAGTAACGGTAACGAAATCACATGTGAATATATATCATTAAGAAGTACAATTGAGCTATTAAAAAAGTATAAAGTTTATATATTTAAATATAATAAAAATAGCGACATTTTATATTTAGAATATCCTTTCAATCATTATTATAGTTCTAAAACTGTAAATATAATTGAACATAATGAACATAATGATAATAAAGAGGAAGATATAAAATCTTATAGTTATATTGAAATTAGACTTACAAATATAGTTCCTGTCGGAAGATTTGCTGTAAATATGTTGGATTTATAAAAATATATATTTTTATAAATGAGAGTTGATATTAGTTTTATCGTTATATTTATTATTATTATGGTGATATATTTTAAGATCATTATTGATATGAAGAAAAAATATTTTACTATTTTAACACATGATATGAAGCACCATCTATTTATTTTATTAAATAAATTAGATTCTATATTAAGAGAGAATAATATAAGATATTTTATTATAGGAGGAACCTTATTGGGATCTGTGAGAAATAGTAAATTTATACCTTGGGATGATGATGCTGATATAGGAATTTTAAAAGAGGATTTAGAAAGATTTAATAAAATAAATTTTGAAAAATATGGTTTAAAAAACCAATCAGTTTGTGCTGATGGTATAGGAAAAATTATGTTTAAAGATAAGTATGATAACGTTAACAAAATGGAAGGTGTTTTTGTTGATGTATTTACTTTTGAAAAAATTGAAAATAAATATATGTTTACTTTTGATAAGGCAAGAGAATGGTGGCCCAATGAATATTTTTATGAGGATGAACTTTTTCCTTTAAAAGTTTATCATTTTGAAGATATTAAATTATACGGCCCAAAAGAATCATATAAGTTTTGTGATAGAGCTTGGGGAAAAAATTGGAGAGATATAAAATATAGAAGTATGCTGTATTACTACAAATATAATTTTTATAAAATAATGATAAGTATTTATATTTTATTTATCTTTATTTTTATCTTTATTTGGAAAAGAAACAATTAAGAACTATGACTCTTGATATAATATTTATTTAATCCAACTACTTCAAAGAATAAATGAAGAAAGAAACCTGTAAAGAATAGAGTTACGCTTAGATCAATCATCTCTTGTTTCATTGTACTGCTACTTGAATGTTTAGCATGATATCCAAAAACAAAGTGTACAAGAATTCCCATTATAATAGTTGCTATGCCTACAACAATAGCTTCTACAAATACATTTAAAATATTTTTAACAGTGGTCATTTTATATTATAAAATAATTATATTATTTTATATTTTGATTAGTTTATCAGAAATGATGACAGGATTATTTATCTTTATAATGTTTTTAGCTTCTTTAAATATTTCTATAGACGAGCATGAATGAGTTTCAGGTAGTTTACAATTAACACAATATTTTAAGAAAACATTTACATTCAAAATATATAAGATTAACTTTCTTCTTACAGTTTTCACAACGACGAGCCATGTTTATAATTTTCTAAATCTATTTTAGAAAATTCAATTTTATTATTATTCTATTATACTTTTTTAATATTTTCGTAAAATTCTAACGCTTGTTTACTTGCAAAGATCTTATAAGATTGAAAGTTTTGCAAGTAAAGTCCTTGTAGATTTCTTACACGAGATAATGCAACATAAGCCATATTCTCCTCAAAAATACTATGACCAAGATCAATAACAGCGCAATCAAGAGTACATCCTTGAACTTTATGAATACTTAGAGCATAAGCCAATATAAAAGGATATTGATTTGTCTTATAAATAACCTTATTATCTTCTTCATGCACATATTCATGTCTAGTAAAAGAATATTCCATATCGTTTAACATTTTTACTTTTAGTTCCATATTATCGGAATCATAAGAAGTCACTACACCTCTACTTCCGTTAACTAAACCCGCTTCTACATCTAAATTAACATTAAGCATTACTTGTGCGCCAATTTTTAGGTGCAATCTATCATTTAGTTTATCAAAATCAACCTTACAGGACTTATGTTTATCCGTGTAAACTGGTTTAAAGATTAACAATTCATTATTATTTTTATAAAGTTCTTCCATATTTTTGTCTTCTACATTTACCTTTTTACTGTATAGAAATGTTGGTTGAATAGTAAGGATATTCTTAACTTCTTTTTCATCATCTTCATTTTCTTTAATATATTTTTTATAGGCAAATAAACGTTTACATAGCTCTTGATTATCTTCTTTTGTTGTTTTTCCAAGTCTGGCTCTTTCTAGAATAGACGCATATAAAGGATCATTTATACGATACATTTTTGTCAAATAGATTGTTTTTAGGTCTAATTCTTTCCATATATTAGAGGTAAAACAAAAATCATCGTTAATAGGGGGAAGTTGTAGAAAGTCTCCTGTAAATATTACTTGAAGACCCCCAAATAGACGATCATTACCTCGAAATAATTTTAGAATATCATTTATAATTTCTAGAAAAGCTTTACCAAGCATACTAACCTCGTCTATAACAATGATGGAATATTTTCTAACACGAGTTTTTACTGCTTCATACATATTATATTTTTTCAGTTTTTTAATAATCGAGTCAAGTTTGTCACCATGTTTAAAAATACCTATTCCTGTAAAACTATGAATTGTCATTGCTTTTAGATTAAATGAAGATACACCTGTAGTTGATGTAAGAACAATTTCATCTTTATATTCTTCTTTTAGCTTATTGATATAGAAAGATTTACCCACACCTCCAGGTCCAGTAATAAAAATATTACTTCCAATATCAATATGTTGTTTAATCTTGTCGTAGTCGTTTGACATCTCGTTTGACATTCTTATATTGATAATATTATTAGTTTATTTTTGAATTATAATATTAATTCAAAAATCATTTTTAAAAAATGGTTACTTTATTTTTATTCCTGTATACTAATTTTTAGTTCATCTTCATCTTCCATATCTTTTTCACCTAGAAAAATAACATCGCCATTATTAATTTCATCTTCAAGAGTAGATAGACGTTTTCCTCTCCAGAAACCTCTAACTTGGTCCCCCCAAATTTTTGTATAATATTCTTTGACTTCTGATTTATTTGATAGATTCTGTCCAGGAAAACTCTCTTTAAACCAATCCTTAAATCTATTATACAGTTCAGGTAGATTTACAGATCCTTTCTTGTCTTCTATAATACACTCATCAACAAATTGTTGATAACTATCATTCTTCTTTCTGTAGGAGTTTGTTGCAAGTATCACCTTTTCTGGCTCAACAAGCTTAACACCATTCTTTCTATGGTTTAAAAGTACCCAAGCAAAAGCTTTAATAAGATTAGGAATTTTTTCATGAAAATGAGGATCTTTAGGAAATCTTTTCTCTTTTAATTGTTCTTCCCACGTATCAGGAGCAGAGTTTGTAAAGGTACTTTCAAATGGAATAACGCGAATACGGTTCCATGTGGCATTATCACTATAAGAGATAGTTGGTGGCTCATTACAGATAACAGTAAGTTTAAACATTGGATTAATTTCACCACCTGATTGAAAGAGACCACGTGCAAAAAACGTATCATTACCTGAAAGTTCCTTCAAAATACCAATATTAATATTATCTTTCTTATCAGGTTCTTGTAGAATTGCCCATCTTACACCATTTCCAGCACGAACAAGTTCAGGACAAGCAGCACTACTTTGTGTTCTTTTTCCGATAATAAGAGACGTTGGAAGTTTCACTGCATACTCACCAAGCATTTTCTCAAAAAACATCTGTGTGATACTTTTTCCATTATCACCATCACCACTCCAGAAGTAAACATGCTTTCTTCTATTACCACCAACAAATACTTCACTTGAGATATCCAAGAAGAAGTCACGAACTTGCTTGTCAGGAAAAATTTTAGTAAGAAAATCATGAACATCTTTTACTTGCTCATCTCCTTCAGAATATTCAGAATATTCAATTGGCATCTGAAGAGAAATATAATCTTCTGGAAGACCAGGTCTAAAACAATTTTTTGCAAGATCATACACACCATTTTTAAAACCAATAATCCATTCATTCTTATCTAAATTTTTCAAAAAATCTGCATCATAAAACTCATCTTTACATTCTTTCATTACATTACTTTTAAATGGTGTACTTTTTAGAGAATTAATCATTTTTTGTACAAGTTTAATATGAGAGTTATAAATATTTTTATCAGCTTCACCACATTTACTCATCTTTGCATACAAATCATCACGCCTTGATTCAAAAAGTTTAACAACATCTTTAGACAATTTTTGACGCAAGAAAATACCTTCTTCGATTCTTCTCCATCTATGATTAGAATATTGATACCAAATATTTTGTGGAGCACTTGCACAAACAAATTCTGTCCCATATCTTTCATAACAAACCAAAGCCAAGTCATTATGACTTCCCTCAAGACTTTGTTTAATATATTCATCTGTATAGTGATTTAAGATTTTATTATATTCGGTAGGATTATCTTCACGAGCAAAGTAAGCAATAGTACCAATTGTCATAGGAGGATCTTTTATTTTCATTTTATCCCATAAAGAAATACACTCTGCTTCTTTAAACTTTTCTGGACATTTTGAACTAAATTGAAGCCATATAGAAAGACCATTTTCATTTCCATTAGAAATATTATATAACGCCCAACCAATATGCAACCAGTTACTATAATCAGTCACACGTTGATCAGACATAATATTAATAAATTTACTCGCCTTTTCAAGAGTTTCAGATAGATTCTTAATAACATAATCTTTCTTTTGATTAACTCCAATACTCATCTTAATAAGACTCGGTAAATTTTGTTTTACTTCACATATCTGTCTAAACCATGGCACAACACTTAGAATTCGGGGCAAATAAAAGTCATAATTATCCTCTCTTAAAATAATTTCAACTTCATCAGAGTCATAAATCTTATAATTCTTAAATACATCATTTAGAGTTATTTCTTCTCTTTCTTCATTATAAATAGTTGTTAGCTTATAAGGATCCATACTTTCCGACTTTTTACTACCATAAAGAAGCCAAGGATTTTTAACATAACAACTATCAATAAGCTCATCACCAGCATTTTCAAATCCCAAGTTTTTAAATGCCTTACTTTTATTTATCATCTTTTTTACTCTCGGAATAACATGCACTTCATGATCCGATTTAGACAAAAAGACATTAGGAAAATGTAGATGAAAACCACTCTTTATATATTCAGTATTACCAGAAGAAATTTTATACGCAGGTTTTTCTAAAACACAACAAATAGCATGCTTATCTTCATAATTATCCAGAATAGTTCTAATTACTTCTTGATAGTCTCTAATTACACTCTCTAATTGTGTCTTTGTATATAATCTATTTACATCTTTTTCTTCAGTAAACGGTAACTTTAAATCAAAATCAACAAGAATGGGGAAATGTACCTGTAATTTTTCAGCAATTCCAAAACAAGATTTCTCCTCGTTCTTAATAGCATCACAGTAATTATCCCAGAAGGGTTCCATTGTCTCTCTGGAAATCTGAAATGTTCCCATTGGATTTATCATACTTACATGTGTATGATACTCTCCATATACTCTAGTATTACTTAAAATTTGAGAAACTTTCTCCATAACTTTATTTCTTTATTAATATTTGTTTTTTTAAAAAATCATTTTTGTTTTTGAATGTTTATTTATTATTTAAAAAAACAACAAAATTATAAAAATTGCTGGTAAAATGCAAATTAAAACAGTAGAATCGCAAAATAATCAAAATATATACGAGAATAATATTCTCAATAATGACAATAATGACAATAACAATGTGAATATTCGCGATGTAAATAACAATAACAATAACGATGTAAATAACAATAACAATAACGATAACAATAACGATAACAATAACGATGTAAATAACAATAACAATAACGATGTAAATAACAATAACGATGTAAATAACAATAACAATAACGATAACAATAACGATAACAATAACGATAACAATAACGATAACAATAACGATAACAATAACGATAACAATAACGATAACAATAACGATAACAATAACGATAACAATAACGAT